GAACCCTGGCACCTGCGCTATGTAGCGGGTGATACCACGCCTCTGCGCGTCAAGGAATGGCTCGCTAACAAGCCAACGGACGCGTAATGGACGGGGGCTGGGCGCTCGTCCTCGCAGCCGTAGTAACGGCAGTCGGCGGGATTATCGTCGCAGTCCTCCAGAAGTTTAAGGAAGAAAACCACAAGGACCACGCCTACGTACAGGGGCTACTGGCCATGCTGTACAAGTCCCAGAACCGTATCGAAAGCAAAGTCGAGAAGGTTGACGAACGCCTGTCAGACCACCTAGAGTTCCACGCCTCAGGAAAGGTGCTTGACAATGGCGGAGCAATACACCAAGATAGAGTTGAAGCAACTGGCAGGCTTTCTTCGTAAAGTTTATCCAGGAGTTTCCGATCAGGATTCACTATGGGCCCTGATCGAAAAGACAGAACAACTCATCAAGGGGAAACAACATGCGAAAGGCAAGCCCGCTAGCCGGGACTGAAATACTTGACGAGGCATTCAGGCTCGTCAGCAAAGACAGGCAAGGTGCTTACGGTCATCCGTTAGATGACTACACGAAGGTCACCGAGATCTTCAAGTCTCTCACCGGCAAGGAGCTCAGCGTCTATGAAGCGCTGTTGTTCATGGTCAGCGTGAAGTTGGCAAGACTGCGCACCAACTTGGAATACAGCAAAGTCCATCACGATTCTCTCGTCGATGCACTCGGCTATTTGACTTGCATCAAGATGGTTGAGGAGGCCAACAATGTCGTTTCTCGATGACGCAAAAAACAACAGCAAAGCGATAGGGCGGACACCGTACAAGATGGACGAGATCGCCAAAAAACTCGGGCAGAAGGAGTTCAAAGAGTTCCTCACTGCGTTGAGCGACGAAACAATTACAAGCGCCGCAATTGAACGGGCGCTCGCCAAACGTGGCGTGAAGTGCACAGGAAACACAATTATCAAGTTCAGGAGGATGGCCAATGTCAGTAAGTGATGATGCGCGATACGAGCAGGAGATAGCAGATCTCAAGCGTGCGCTTGCCAATGCGCAACGTGCCGAGTCACGGGCCAAACGAAAGAACGACGATCTTGTCGAAGCCGTGTACAAAGCAGCCAAGGACGCGATGCTCGTGCAGCCGAGGGTCAAAATCAAACCGTTCAAGCCAACTAAACGCGGCAAAGCAGAGGTAGCACTCGTGCACCTCACCGACTGGCAGGCTGGCAAGGTGTCGGTGTCTTACAACATCGAGACGTTACGCAAACGTATTGCACAAATGTGCGACAAGGTTATGGCTCTCACCGAGATACAGCGCGCTCACCACCCGGTGAACGACTGTGTGCTGGTATTGGGTGGCGACATGGTTGAAGGATTGACCGTGTTCCCCGGCCAACAGTACGAAGTCGAGGCACACTTGTTCGATCAGTTGTTCTCAGTTGCCAGCATCATCGAGGATGCGGTGCACCACTTGGCTGCGTACTTCACCAAGGTCCATGTCGTATGCGAGTACGGTAACCACGGTCGTATTGGACGCAAAGGCGACATGCCATCGTCAGACAACGTGGACCGCATGGCCTACAAGATTGCCTCTGAACGCTGCGCCCATTTGAAGAACGTGACGTGGCAGCAATCGCACGACTGGTACCAGATCGCAACGATCGGCAACTACAAGTTGCTGGTGGTGCACGGCGACGAGATCCCGTCGTTTGGTGGGCAGACGCCAAGTTACTCGATCCTGCGCAAAGTCAACGCTTGGGCCACGTTCATGGACTTCCATGACTGCATCATGGGCCACTTCCACACCCCGATCAACTTGACGATGGCTAACGGCGGGCGCATCTGGGTGACCGGAAGCCCGGAGTCAGACAACCAATACGCCAAGTCATTCGTAGCAGCAGTAGGAAAACCGTCGCAACGACTGATGTTCGTCGACCCAACAAAGGGCAGGGTAACCTGCGAGTATGTCTGCTGGCTTGATTGAGCCCTGCCCGTGGTCGCTGGTGGCCATTCATTGGGTGGACGCATTCGACTCGACCGAGGGGTGGGTTGAGATGAAGTCCTACAAGCCAAGCCGGTGCGACGTGATAAGCGTCGGCTGGATTTGGCCTGACCTTTTGGATGGCTACCTGTCGATCACGGGCTCTTACATGGCTGATGAACTGCCGGAGATGCAGACCGTAGGTATGGTTACGCACATACCGGTCGGAATGGTGCAGCGCGTAGTGGTACTTGGGACTCCGGACTTCAACTCTGTAGCACCCCAACCCTAAGTTGCAACCCGACGCTGCCACCGCTAGGGTGGCAGCAACCCGAATACAACAGGAGGAAACATGCACAGTCAGATACCCAAACCTGCCCACGGTTCACAAGCGTGGCTCGAAGCCCGCTGGCGTAACGAGAACGGCGAAGCCCGTATCGCAGCGTCAGCGTGCGCAGCAGTCCACGGTCAGCATCCGTTCATAACGGCAGCAGACCTCGCCAACGAACTGCTCTCCGAGACACCCCCGCAGCCGAAGGAAGCAAACGCAGCAATGCTGCGTGGCACCACGCTCGAGGCTCCGATCCGTGACTGGGCAGCCCAACTACTGGGCCACCCATTGGCAGAACCACAAACGTTGTACTGCTACGACGAACCGGGCGTTCGCCTGATTGCCACCATCGACTCGATGTCGGCTGATGGCAGGGTGTTCGAGCAGAAGACAACCAACAAGATTTGGCGTGGCAAACTCCCCGACTACTGGTACTGGCAAGGCGTACAGCAAGCCATCTGCACCGGCGTCTCGGAGATCACGTGGGTTGTCTTCGACTCAACACTCGACATCCACTTCCACGTGCAAGGTGTGTCAAGCGACGAGAAGCAGATCCACATCGAGGCATGCAGAAACTTCTTGGCAGCTATCGACATGGGCATCATGCCCGACAATGCGGTAGTCGAATACCGTCACGTCCAAGAGCGACACCCGGAAGGTCAACCCAGCAAAGAGGTTGAACTACCAATGTCTGTTCTTCCGACCATCGAGCGTCTGCTGCTTGCCAAAGAACAGATGAAGTCGGCAGAAGCCATCGAGGACGCAGCCAAGGCAGAACTATGCGCCATCCTCGGTGACGCAGAGTACGGGCTGATACAAGACCAACTCGTGTGCACATGGAAGACAGCAGTGCGCACGACGTTTGACACCAAGAAGTTCGAGGCCGAACACCCGGCCTTGGCTGCCAAGTACAAGAAACAATCCACCTACCGCACGTTCCGAGTGAACGGCAAGGAGAAATAGACATGCGATTCAACCTTGATAACTACGAGACAGTAGAAGCACGACTCGCCAAGTTCTGGGAAGAGAACCCCAACGGGCAAGTGTTCACTACTATCCACCACTACGACGAGAACCGAGTCGTGTTCAAAGCTGAAATCTACAAAGACATCAACGATCCCCGGCCAGTAGCCACAGGGTTCGCTGAAGAAGTGCGTGACGCCAGCCCGGTGAACCGCACATCTCACGTAGAAAACGCAGAGACCTCAGCCATTGGCCGGGCCTTGGCCAACTGGCGCTACGCATCCAAGACCCAGCCACGCCCCAGCAGGCAGGAAATGGAGAAGGTGCAACGCATGAATGAAACGCCAAGACCTGAGCGTCCGAGCGCTGACTTCGTGACCAAGTTCCGTGAAGCGTGCATCAAGAAAGGTTTGGACCCGCAAGAGGTGGCACGCAAAGCCGGGGTAAATCTGGACGCATTGCAAGATGATGACGCACCGAAACTGCGTGACGCATTCAAGCACTTGTCCACTCCAGTGGCAGAGGTACAGAAAGAAGCGCAGAAACAGGTTGCATCGTTCATGCAGCAGGTCCACTCCGTGTTCCCTGACGCTCAGGAAGTTAAAGCCACGATCACTGACCCGGATGCGCCAGCAACCAAAAGCCAAGTCGGACGTATCCGTGCTCAACTCCAAGGCAAAGGCTGTGTCTCGTACACAGACAAACTCGAGAAGGCACAAGAGTTACTGAACATGCCTGACCTCAAGAAGATTGAGAACCTTACGAAAGGCCAGGCATCGAAACTCATCGACATCATCGAGGGCATGAAGTGAGCGATGACCGCAAAGGCGAATGCCAAGGCAACAGAGATCGTTGCAACTTGCCCGACTGTCCGAAGTTTGGACTGCTCGGCAGGGTTGGGCGTGACGGCAAACGTCGCGTCAAAGGTTGCAATGATCCTGTTGCCCGCGGTAAACGCAACCGTTCGAAAGGGGATGCCAAAGCGAGGCGTGCCCGAAAGAAACTCGGTTTGTTCGCAACCGGGAAAGCCGGTTCTCGGCATGAGGAACATTGGACTGGCGCCTTTAGAGTTGAATCGAAAGCCGGTGCACAAGTCGGACCTATCGCCACTAGGTTCTTTGATGCCAAAGCTCAATCCGACGCAAGCAAAGCACACGGCGACATCCGCCCGTTCGTAATGATTGCCATGCCGGACGGCACAAGTGAAGGGATTTGTCTCATGACACTAAGCGAGTTCTCGGAACTGACAGCCCTGCTGTCGGCTAGCGTGGAGGGCAGATAGATGGATTGGCTTCCTCGCCTGATGGCAGGCGTCAGCGCAACGTTCGCCCTAGTGGGACTGTGGGGGGTTCCCGAATCGACCCCTGCTACCCCTACCCCCACCCCCGTAACGGCTCTCATAACGCTTCCTATTGCGTCTGAGCCCGTACCCACGACCACTCTGCCGGTACCGGCTGACGCCCATTGCCCCCAATGGTGGGGCTTGGCGGTCGAAGCCGGGTGGACAGTCGACCTGCTATCGACCCTCGACTACGTGATGTGGCGGGAATCCAGGTGCCAGCCCACCGCCCACAACACCACCCTCAACAGGGACCGCTCAGCAGACGTAGGCTTGACCCAGATCAACGACCGATCATGGTGCCTGCCAACCCGCTGGTATCCAAACGGATACTTGCAAACAATCGGCGTATTGCCTACTGTTGGATGCGAACAACTGTTCGACCCATACCTAAACCTCGCATCAGCAAAGGCAATCTATGACTACTT